AGGAGATCATAATGTATTAGTTGCATTTGATATTCATAGTGTAGGCTCTACTAATATAGATAGTGTTACATCTGATACTGCAAACTCTAGTTTAAGACGAGCAGTTGAAAGGTATGTTCAAGGATTAACTTTTGTACAAACAACAAAAGGCTTTACAAATTGTCAAATGAATGTTAAACTATCGGTTTAAAATAAACCAAGGAGGTAAGAGTAATGGCAATATTAGAAGGAACTGCGTATTGGGCAAGTATTCAAACACCTAATACAAAGTTTACACCAACATATAGTATTGATTTAGTTGTTGATAAAGATACTGCAAATCAGTTTGCATCTAGAGGTCACAAGCTAAAGCAAGAGTATGACGAAGGTCCTGCTTTAGTTATCAAGCGTAAAGTAAGTGACTACAAAGGTAGACCTAATGCAGTACCTAGATTATACGATCAAAATAAACAAGAAGTTAATCTTGCTGTAGGCAATGGATCTAAAGTTAAGGTTCAATATGATGAGTATCATGGGTCAAATGACTATGGTGATTATCATGGACTAGATCTTAAAGCTGTGCAAATTCTAAGTTTAGTAGAATACAACGCTAACTCTGAAGATGGTAGTGAGTTCTTTGAAGATGGCGAGGAGTTTTAACATGATTGTATCTATAAAAAATAAAGATAGTGAAGTTATTGATTATGATATTAATAAAATTGATGATAAAGCTATTAAACTAAATGCTAGTGTCGGTATCCAGAAGGTAGGAACACTTGAAGTAATTACTGAAGCTTTAAGATTTGCTATTGATGGACACCGCTCTGGTCTTGAGAAGCTACTACAAGATGCTCCCGAAGCAATAGTAGTAGTTAATGATGAGTCCGAAGCTGACCTCAATACAGCGAAAGACTAATACCTTGTTGCAATCTAGGCTAGTTTCTTCCCTAATCTTATCTAGTCTAGATTGTAACTTACATCAACACAGGAGATCTTTATGAACCAAACTGTCGGTTCTTTTGTAACTAAGTATGTACCCTGCCCAGATCAAGAAAATTGTGGCAGTAGTGATGCTTGTAGTATAAGAGCTGATGGTTCAGCTTTATGCTTTAGTTGTAAACAAAACTTTCCTAACTACAATAATTCCAAAGCTCATCGAGACTGGAGAAAGGAACAAGAAGAAGCTGAAATAAACTCCGAACTAGGTCGCTCTGAAGATGGCTTGACCGCAATAACCAACATTAGAAATAGCAGTTACAACGAACTAACTGATAGAAACATCTCTCTTGAAATAGCTAAAAGATATCGAGTTAAATCTCAAGTTGATCAAGATAAAGGTGAAGAACAAGAAGGTAAAGTTTTAAAACACTTCTACCCTTATTTTAGAAAGGATAAATTGGTATTCCTTGTTACTCGTACAGTTAATGATAAATCTTTTAAAACTGCAGGATCTACTGAAAACTTAGAGCTTTTTGGTGAGCATCTATTTGGAAATGGAGGTAAGTCTTTAGTCATTACGGAAGGCGAATGTGATGCAATGGCGGCTTATGATATGCTTAACCAAAGAATCGCTTGTGTTTCTATTCGAGGCGGAGTTACTAATGCAGTTAAACACGTGAGAGAAAGAATAGAATTTATTGAAAAATTTGAGGAAGTAGTTTTCTGTTTTGATCAGGATAAGTATGGAACTAAAGTTACAGAAGAGGTAGCTCAACTGGTTATTGAGGAACTCATTGGAATAATAACTCCTAATAAAGTTAAAGTTATGTCGTTGCCGGGTGATTATAAAGATCCTAATGCTATGCTTTTAGATGATAGAAGGCATGATTTTGAAATCGCTCACAACGATGCACAAGCCTTTACTCCTGTCGGAGTCTATGAATTATATGGTAAGAAAGAAGAGTGGTTAAATAGAGGACACAAGCCTAGTGTTTCTTATCCTTGGGTAGGATTAAATAACAAACTAAGGGGCATGAGACTAGGAGAACTAGTAACTCTAACTGGCGGTACTGGACTTGGTAAGTCTTCAGTCACTAGAGAAATAGAGCATCATCTAATTAAAAAAACTACAGACAAAGTAGGAATTATTGCTTTAGAGGAAAACTGGGAGCGGACTGCTGATGGTATTGTATCCATTGAAGCTGATGCTAGACTCTACCTTAACGATGTTAGAGAAGCTATGGATAAAAAGGAACTATCGAAGGTGTTTGATAAAGCAATCCCTGAAGATAGAGTTTATATACATGCTCATCATGGAGTTACAAACATAAATGAAATTTTTCGTAAGCTGAAACATATTATTATAGCTAAAGAATGCAAGTGGTTAATTGTAGACCACCTACACATGATGATAAATGTTTTAAAAGAAGAAGATGAAAGACGTGGTATTGATACTCTAATGAATAAACTTCGAAGTCTGGTAGAAGAAACTGGAATAGGAATGATACTCGTTGCGCATCTAAGGAGGGCGCAGGGGGATAAAGGACATGAGAATGGTGTTCAGGTATCTCTTGCTCACTTAAAAGGCTCTCAAGGTATAGCACAACTATCTGATTGTGTGATCGCACTCGAACGAAACCAACAAGCAGATAATTCAGAGGAAGCTAACACAACACAATTACGAGTATTAAAGTCTAGGTATACTGGAGATACTGGTCTAGCTTGTGGATTAAAATATGATCCAGAAACAGGTAGACTTACTGAACTTGGTACAGGTGAGGAGTTTTAAATGTCCAATATTCTTTTTGATATTGAAGCCAATGGTTTACTTCGTAAGAGTAAAGATAGAACGTGGAATGAGGAGTTAAAAAAGTTCGAGAAGGGAGTCATACCAAAAGCCACAACGCTATGGTGCATAGTAGCTAAAGATCTAGAGACTAGAAAGATCTATAAGTTTACTCCTGATGAGTTAGAAGAAGGAATAAAATTTTTACAGAATGCTGAAACTTTAGTTGGACATAACATCATAGGCTATGATATCCCTTTGATAGAAGAACTATATAATATTAAACTTACTAATAAAGTTATTGATACGTTAGTGCTATCTAGATTATTTAATCCACAACGAGAAGGAGGACATAGCTTAGAAGCTTGGGGGCATAGACTTGAATTTAAGAAAGCTGATCAGCCAGACTTTGATGAGTATAGTGAAGAGATGTTAGAGTATTGTGTTGTAGATGTTAATGTTAATGAAAAAGTATATCAACAACTACAAAGAGAACAAGCTGAAGATCTATTTGGAGTAGGGTTTCAACAACAGTCTATTGACTTAGAACATGCGGTTGCTAGGATTATGTTTGCACAGGAACAGAACGGATTTATGTTGAACGAGAGTAAAGTGAGTAGCCTTCTCAATCAATTTAAAGATGAACTGAGTAGAATAGAAAAGAAAGTCAGAGAAACTTTTCCTCCTATAAAGGTTGAGCATAAACTTGTGACACCTTATATTAAGAAAGATGGTACTCTATCTAAAAGAGGATTGAACGATGATGAGTATGCTGAGCTTCTCATAAGTGGAGATACAGAACCTTTCATGAGAATGAAGGAGCAAGAATTTAATTTAGGTAGTCGCCAACAGATAGGTGAAAGACTGATGGAACTAGGATGGAAACCTAAACGATTTTCAAAAGTTACACAACAGCCCACGATAGATGAGTTAGCTATAGAAAGCATGAATAAATTTAAAGAGGGTGCTTTGATAGGAGAGTATTTAGTTTTTCAAAAGAGAGTATCTCAGATTCAATCTTGGCTTGATTGTTTATATGAACCAGATTATAGTAAGAAGATGTATGAGTCAGATAGAGTGCATGGCTATGTTAATCCTAATGGAGCTGTTACTGGCAGGATGACACATAGTAATCCTAATATGGCTCAAGTACCTAGTGTCTCTTCACCTTTTGGTACAGAATGTAGGTCTTGTTGGATTGTACCAGAAGGTTACAAGTTAGTTGGAATTGATGCTAGTGGTTTAGAAATTAGAATATTAGCCCATTATATGAAAGATAAGGAGTACGTCAATGAAATTATCAATGGAGATATCCACACAACAAATCAAAAGCTTGCAGGAATTAAATCAAGAGATCAGGCGAAAACTTTCATCTATGCCTTTGTATACGGAGCAGGAGCTATTAAGCTTTCGAAAATCCTTGAAACGAACGAGGCGCAGGGCAAGGAAATTGCAACACGCTTCCTCCGCAATTTACCATCACTTAAATCTCTTAGAGAAAGAGCTGAACATACTGCAAGGTCACGAAAATACTTGAAAGGATTAGATGGTAGAAAGGTTGCCGTTCGTCAAACTAAATCCTTTCCTTCTAATGCATTAAATACTTTAGTGCAAAGTGCAGGGGCGGTTGTTATGAAACAAGCTCTAATATTTTTAGATCAGTATATTAAAAATGAAGGTCTTGATGCTAAGTTTGTAGGTAATATACATGATGAGTGGCAACTAGAAGTTAAAGATACAGATGCAGATAAGGTAGGACAGCTTGGTGTAATTGCTTTACAGAAAGCAGGAGAACATTTTAATTTATTTTGTCCTTTAGATGGCGAATACAAGATAGGAGATAACTGGAGTGAAACCCATTAAAAAACTAGACACAGTAGTAGAAGATATATATTCTGCCATAGAAGATTTAGGTAAAGGTAAGCCTATCAAAGTTAGTGAAGAAGACTTAGATAAGTTTGGAGACTTCATGAAAGAAGCTTTAAAGGATTGGCTTACACCTAGAGCAAACAGAAAGCCATCACTTAGAATGTCTAACATAGGTAAACCTGAAAGACAGCTTTGGTTTGAAATGAAAGCTAGTAAAAAAGATGTATCTATTCCCGCTCCTACTATGATTAAGTTTTTATATGGACATATCTTAGAAAGAGTTGTGTTGTTCTTAACAGAGCTTTCAGGACATGAAGTAACTGATGAACAGAAAAAAGTTAAGGTTGAAGGTGTTGTAGGTCACATGGATTGTAAGATAGATGGTGAGGTTGTTGATATTAAATCCGCATCTAACTTTGCATTTAAAAAGTTTAGTGAAGGAACACTACCTGAGAACGATGTCTTTGGATATCTAGCTCAGCTTGCAGGATATGAACACAATGAAGGCACAGATGAAGGAGCATTCCTTGCTATCAATAAAGAGAACGGAGAGTTAGCTTTATATAAACCTGAGAGTTTGGATAAGCCTAATGTTGAATTTAAAATAAAGAAAGTAAAACAACAACTAACACAAGATACTCCTCCTCCTGATCTATGTTATGAGCCTATTGATGATGGCGCTTCTGGAAATCAAAAGATACCTAGAGAATGTAAGTATTGTCAATTTAAGTTTGAGTGTCACAAGGATGCTAATGATGGAAAAGGTTTACGAGTATTTCAATATCACAATGAATTAAGATATCTCACTAGAGTTTCAAAACTTCCTAGAGTGGATGAGATAACAAATAGTTTTAATGGCTAGAAAGAAAAGAAGAGTTAGACCTAAAGATCCCAAAGCCCCTAAAGGTTTTGATAGTCTATGGGAATATAATTTATATGAAGACACACTAAAGTCTTGGAAGCACCATGCACAATGTATAGAGTATATTATTGAGAAGAAGTATGAGCCTGATTTTGTTAAAGAAATAGATGGCAAAACTATTTTGCTTGAAGCTAAAGGTAGGTTCTGGGATTATCCAGAGTATAGTAAATATGTTTGGCTTAGAAAAGCTTTGAAGAAGAATGTAGAGTTAGTGTTTTTATTTCAGAAACCTTTCTCTCCTATGCCGGGAGCTAGAGTAAGAAGAGATGGAACTAAAAGAACCCATGCAGAATGGGCTGAGAAGAATAATTTTTTATGGTATAGTGAAGACACACTACCGGAGGATTGGAAATAATATGCCACAGAAAGATCC